AAGTTTTTTAGTACATTAATCGTATCTGTTGAAAGATTCATAATATATTTCTCCTATTTTTAATTGGTCAAGTATTTCAACATACTCTCTGGTGATGATTCACCATATGGGTCGCTAGTCAAATTATCACATTTGCCTGGTTCTTCAAACAATGCCTCAATGACACCATCATTTACAACCATAGCATATCTCCAAGACCTTTGACCAAATCCTTTATCGTCTTTACAGACAAGCATTCCCATTAACCTTGAAAATTCACCTGAGCCATCTGGAATCATTTTGCAATTTACAATATGTTCTTTTTCTGCCCAAGCATTCATTACAAAAGAATCATTAACTGACATACAATAGATTTCGTCAATGCCTCTTTCTTTGAATTCATTATATTTGTTTTCGAAACCTGGTAATTGTTTACTTGAACAAGTTGGTGTAAACGCACCAGGCAGTCCAAAGACAACTACTCGTTTGCCTTTAAAAAAATCATCACTTGTTTTAGTAACCCATTCGCCAAGTTCTCTTACTTTAAAACTTACATTAGGTACTTTATGTTTCATTATATATCCTTTTTAACTAATTTTGGAGCGGAATGATTGTACTGCCCAAACTTCTCCTGGTTGGAAACCAAGTGTTTTACTTTTAAACTAATTCCGCATTTGTTCATGTGTTACATTATATAGTAAATGGCCGAGAAAGTCAAGCCTCCTTCGGCCATTCATTTTATTTTTACAATAGTACCAATTCATCCATGTTGTGTATTTTTTTAATCGCTGGTAAGGTTGCATATAATACCACTTTACTTGTATTTTTTGGTATTACATTATCTCCCTTATCATTTTTATATACAAAAAAGGTTTCTGCATAATTACTAATTGATTCTTTCCAATTAAAATTATGTAATTTAACCCTATTGTCATATTGGTCTTGTAAGTCTTTTGTATTATTAGAGCTTTCAAGTGTTGATGTGTGTACAATAATCCTTAAAGTTTTACCTATAAAGTGTGGATTAGCCATCACAATTGATGCTCTATAAATGTTTTTAGTCCATGATGATGAAGCACAAACTAGATACAAAATATCTGGTTCTGAACCGTCATCTTTTACAAATAGTAATTCTGCATTACCTAAACCAGCCCCTGGATATTGTAAGGCAGCTTTCTTATAATTATGGTCTGACATCCATTGATTAATATTTTCTGGTCTCCAAGAATATATCAAAGGTCTTGTATTTGCATTATTTAAAATTGTTTGTGCTAACTGGTCTTTATATGCTTCAGTAAAAGGACCATCACCTGTAGCCTCATAAATCCAACCTTTAATATCTGCAAGATTTTTATTTAACATTTTACCATTAATTAATTCTTGACCAGCTGAGATAACATCTGCTCCGTTAGCAACACCTGTTGGTACATCAACACAATTAAATCTAACTGATTGTGTAATTAAAGTTCTATTATCTGTAACTTTATATACTGCTACAATTGCATTTTTCATTTTACAATTGTTTTTTAAGATTTTAGTTCTTGTTTTGCCAGTAATAATCTTAATAGAACCATCAGGATATACACAAATTGCAATTGGCGGATATCTTAATTTATAACCATTTGTAATTATATCATTTTTAATTTTATCAAATTTTTGATTTTCGCCTGCTCTACCTTGTTGAGCTCCGTATTCTTTCTTAATAGAATCATTTAAAACATCAATGTCATAAATTTCAAAATCTATAAAGTCTATACCCTTAGGTAATTCGTTACCATATAATTCAGGATATGCGTCTGTGCTAATGATTTCTTTTAATCTATTTAAGTTTGCTTCTGAAAATGCGTCAACAAAATTTGTATTGATAACTATTGAATTGTCATCAATTGTTTTTGTTAAACTTGTATTGTTGTGGATTCCTAGTTGTTGTTCTAGCTCACTAGATAGCTGTACTTGTTGTTCTAAAGTCATTTTATACCTTTTCTCGCCACATGGCGAATTGTCATTAATTTATTTCGGCACCAAACTCTGTTTGGCATATGCCTATTATTATATATCCAAAATTTTTTATCATTTTAAAAATATATTACTATTATATATTAAATGCCGAGGAAAGTCAAGCCTCCCTCGGCACTCTAAATTTAGCAGAGCCACCATATATAAAAGTGGTTGCAAAACAAAAACTATTTAATAGATATAGTTCTTGCTTTCTTGTGGTCTGGTACGATTTTCTCTAAAGATACTTTTAGTAAACCATCTTTAAGTTCAGCACCTTTGACCTCGACATCATCTGCAATCGTAAAAGATTTTACAAAGCTTCTTTTAGCAATGCCTTTGTGTAATACGCCGTCATTGTCTTCCACTTCTTTTTCTTCTTTTGATTTTACAGATTCAATTCTTAGGATATTATCCTCATAATTTACTGTAATGTCTTTTTTACCGTAACCTGCTAGAGCCACCTCAATGTCATATGATAAAGAACCTGTCTTTACTATATTGTATGGTGGATAATTACTAGCCGTCATTGTCGGTAGTTGAGTTGTCAACATATCGAAATGGTCGAACATATCGTCAAAACCCACCGTAAATGGTCGTAGTCCAGTAAAAATTGAATGAATTGCTTTTGAATTGGTCATATAGAACCTCCTTTTTATTAAGCAAAGTTTATGTTTTGATACCTCTTATGAGCGTATCAATATTATTTATATAGGCATTAATTTTAAAATGTCAACCTATAAAATGGTTATTTTTTTGCATACAAGGCTATAAAAAAATAACCAAAAAACGAGCCGCAGCTTAAGTTCTTTTGAGAGTTGAACCAGGCGCAAATGCCAAACAAACTCATCTAGGTTAACGCTAGCGCCCCTAAATTCTGTTATTGGTAGAGGTAGGCCTCACCCTCTTTTACCCTAACTTGTCTTACCAAGCCTATCACTAGTCATGTGCTACGAAGGCCAATGGACCAATAAAGAGTAGTCTAACCGTGGACTACCGTGTGTGTATTAAGGCACAACCCTTAAAGTGGTAGTTTTTTTAATAGAGATACTACCAAACTCTTGCGACCCCGACATTAATTTGTCGGTCTTCCCTACGCTACTGGACTTACGAACCGCCAGCATAATATATATAACACTTCAAAGCGTAGGAATCTCTAAAAACCTCTAATCTTTTCCAACTTTTTCTGTTGTTTTTTCCAGTTCTTAATAGCCTCTTTTTTCTTTTCCTGTTTAATTTCGGAGGGCTTTTTGTAATATTGTCTTTCTCGTAACTCTTTAATCAAGCCTTCTTTTTGTACTTTCCTTTTTAGTACACGCATAGCTTGTTCAAGGTTACCATTTCTAACATTAACTGTAATACTCATATATTTTTACCTCCTCTCTTAACAGTATAAGAAAGGTGGAGGGCACTACCCCTCCACCAAGGACTTACACTATGATTGATAGATTTAGATAACACCGTTGTCATCTGACTCACTATCATTGTCATCCATTTGAGAAGATATATCTTCCTGTCTTTGCTGTTCAGCAATCTGCTCGGCAGTTGCACCAGCATCCACTTTTGTATATAACTCCATAAATGAATTCTTTGTATCGTTATCAAATCTGTTAGTACAAACTTCGATAGCTTTAACTTTTTTACCAAAGATGGCATATGCTTGTATGATATGAACCAATCTTCTAGTTGATATAATCTCATCAACACCACCATCAAAGTAGGTTTTTCTGATTACATCAGCCCAAGTTACCAATTTCTTACAGAAATCTTTGTCTGCTTTACCAGCAGTTTTCAAAGTACCAACCAAGATTTTTTCTTCTACACTTGGTTTTGGATAACTTTGCTCAAAGGTAATTGGAAATCTTTCCAAGAAAGCTTCGTTAAGTACATTAGTACCGATAAACTTTCCGTCATCACTACCTTGACCTTTTGTATTGGCAGTAGCAACAACATTGAAACCATGAGCAGGTTTTATAAACTTGTTAATCTTTTTAACAAAGACACCAGAACCTTCAAGGATTGGTTGTAAACACATAATCTTATTACTTGCTAAGTCAATCTCATCAAGTAAAAGAACAGCGCCTCTTTCCATGGCTTCGATAACAGGACCATTTTGCCAAACAGTTTGGCCGTCCTTCAATCTGTAACCACCTAAAAGGTCGTCTTCATCAGTTTCAATTGTAATATTGACTCTGATTAATTCTCTTTTGTTTTCGGCACACGCTTGGGTAACACCCATAGTTTTACCGTTACCTGAAAGACCAGTAATAAAAACAGGATAAAACATCTTGCTTTTAATAATACTCTTTACATCAGGATAATTACCAAATGAAACGAACACAGGATCCTTTTTAGGAACAATGTCGCCAGTTAAAGAAGAAACAATATAAGCGGCTTCACTTTTTGTTTCAACTTCAGGTGCTTTAGTTGTCAAAACTTTTTCAGCTTCGCCTGATTGAACATTTGTCACAGGCACAACTTCATCACCCTCTGTAGGTAATTTGAATAATGATTTGCCAATTTTATAATCGGCATTTTTAATCAACCATTGAGGTGCATACTTGCAACCAAAATGTTTGTTGGCTTCTTTTAATTGAGCCACGGTCAATTCGTTTGAACCAAACTTTTTAACAGCATGGTCTACGAATTCTTGTTGTTTAGTGTTTAACATAGTGTAGTCTCCTTTTTTCATTTTATAAGTATATCCTATCATAGATATTTTCAATTGGCAACCCTCTTTTTTTTGTTACCAGGTAAGGGTTACCGAGCATTATTATGCAACCTCCTGGATAAATTTGTTTAAAACCACTCTGGAAACCAATCGATTCGCCATTGATTTACCAAAGATTCTTTTTAACTCTGAAGCAGTACCTTTCTTAACTTCAACATTAGACATATCAAAGTTTTCAACAGCAAGTTTTTTACCGTCAAGGATAAAGTATTTGTTGTAGCCATCAGCGTCAACAGCTATTGCCTTATCATTAGTCAACTGCTTTCTTAAAGTAGCATAGATTTTTTCTTTATGGTTCCAATCTTTGTAGTTATTGATATGTTTTTCAATATCCCATCTTCTAACTCTTTTGATTATATAAAAACCAATCACATTAGCCCCATGAGATTTTTTAATATGATTTAATAAATCACTTGTAATAGAACCATGTCTGTTAGTAAATTTTGTTTTACCTAATTCATAAACATTTGTTTTATCCCAATCTTTTTTTTCATTGCCAACAACATCACCTCTTGGATGGTTACCAGCACCATCTGTTAAAGTAATAAATGTTAACTTCTCAATACCATATTTTTCTTTGTACATTGGTATTAATTTGTTTAAGTAAATAAGTGACTCATTTAATGGTGTATTACCTAGATAATATTTGTTTGGAATACCCCATGTTTCAGACTCAGCATAATAGTCATCATTATTATCCATCCATCTTCTATTTGTATATCTATTATTAAAATACATACCCATATGATACATCATTTTCATACCAAGGTCAGCTTGTTTTTTATTCATTTTGTGAGATAAACAATTTACTAGGTGGAAGTTTTCAAAAAACCATTCGCCAGGCTTGTTTGAAAAAGCTTTAGCTTTATCCTCATCACTATAGTAACCTCTTTCACTTGTAAAGAAATAAACTTCGTACGGTATGTTTATTTTTCTACAAAATTCTACAAGGTTGATTAACTGTTTAACAGTATCAAACAATACATCTGACATGGATCCAGACCAATCAAGTAACATCATCATACCATGGTTTTTGCCATCAGGAACAATAGTTAACTTTTTGAATATATCATCATTGTATTGATAAGAAGGCAATTTCAAAGGGTCAATAATTCCAGTTTTATCTGTTTGAGCTCTTTTATATGCCTGAGCAGATTTTTTCATTTCAAACTCTTTAACAAGATACATTACAGTTTTCTTGTTTTCATTCATAAACTGTTTGTATGATTTGTCAAGGTAAGTATCATACTTAGCAATATTACAATATTGTCTTTGTTTAACTCTATAGTCGCCCATATCTTTTAACCAAGTTTTCCAATGTGTCAATGCTCCATCTTTACCAAGATTAGGAGTTGGTATCTTACCGTATGTAAACCCTTTAGATTTTTCATCAAGTAATTCTTCCGACTTTTGAGTAAAAGTATCATCAGTAATTGATTTTAGAATTTTTGGTGTTTTAAAATCACCGCCTTGGCCTTTAGCATAACTATCTGCTTCGCCAGATTTGTCTTCTTCTTTTTCACCATTTTTTGATTGACTTTCACCAGATTGTTTAGAGTCTTTTTCATCATCTGCTTGTTGGTCACCAAAGTTATTGAAATCATTTTTTTCGTCAGCGTCATCATCTGAATTATCAGCACCAGAACCTTGACCTTGACCGTTATCTGATTCTTCAAAATCTTCATCATCAAAGTCATCATTTTCTAAACCGTAATTTTGAACAATCTCTAATTCATCAAAGTTAGGTAATTTTTGCATTTGTTCAACTTGGTCTTTTTGCCAAGCTAACATTTCTTTAGCCAAATTTATTACATCATCAAATGTAACCAAAGCGTCAACTTTTATTAACCAAGACATATCATCTTTAGACCATTTAAATGGCATTCTTTTTAATGATTTTGACCTCAAATTAATTTTGTCAATAATCATAAATTCTTTATTAATATCTTTACCAGAAATACCAAAGAAGTTTTGTTTTTCTAAAATATCAAATCCGTTTTCGTAGTTAGAAACTACACCAGGATATTTGGCTTGAATAAGGTGGTCAATTCTACAATCTTCTAACACATTAACATATGACCTTAATTCTTTATCGTTAATGCCTTCCCATTGTTCATAAGGGGTAAATAGAGCGTGAGCACATTCGTGAGCGATAAGCATATCGTACACATCACCAGATTTTTGTTTAAATATTGGAAGAGTAAGAACACGATTCTTTACATCAAAAGAAGCTGTCTTAACATTATTGTGTTGAATTACTATATTTTCTGTAGCAAGTAATTTTGCTAGATTAGATTTTACTTCTAAATTCATAGTGTTTGTGTCCTTTTTCATCATATACTGGATAGTATAAAGGAAAACAATTCAAAAGTCAAGCGTTATTGGCGCTTTTTTTTATTTTTTTTTTGAAGCCTGGTAAGGGTTTCCGAATACACACAAAATAAAAGCGTGTTTGTCGCAGCTATTTTCGCTCAATATCTGCCTCGGAACAGCTATTTCCGTACTGAATTTCCACGATTCGCAACGATTCGTTTGTTTCATTGGTTAACATATGCCATTGGTTTCTCTCAATATGTAAATTATCAAATATATTATAGACACCTAATAGTTCATAATCTGTACTATTTTTATTAATAGTGTAAACTGTTGCTCTACCAGACGATATAAACCAATGTTCAGACCTATTCTCATGCCTTTGCATAGATAAAGACTTGCCTGGTTCAACCACTAGTTCTTTTACTTTTACCACATTACTATCATTATATAACACTCGATAGTAACCCCATGGTCTCTCCGTTCGCCTATCAGCCCATTTTTCAAGTATATTAGATGATGAGTTTGTTTTACCACCACCTACATTAAATTCAAATGAAATCCAATCATCATCTTTAAAATGCTCTAATTCAGGTATATTATCTAATTTTCTATCACCACCATTTGCAAATATAATATGAGCTCTAGGATAAAATCGTTTTACTTTTAAAATGGCCTCAACAGCGCTGTCATCATGGTCAGCAAAGTTTATTACATTATCTACAGATTTTAAGTTAAGTAATATTTGTTCTCTTTCATAGTAGGGTAAGAATGACTTACCTTTTTTACGAGATAACCAATCATCTGAATTTAGGCCAACAATTAATACTTCACCTAATGCTTTGGCGCATTTTAGGTATTCTAAATGTCCTGAATGTAAGGGGTCAAAACCACCAGTTACGACTACTACTCTATGTAACCCATACTGTTTTAGATTCATCTGTTGTCGCCAGAACCATGAATGGTATTGTTTTTCTTTCTAATTGCTAACTTTTCTAAATTAGCGCTTGCAATGTCGGATAACTTAATGTTAAAATCATCAGCCAGTACAGCGATATACCACAGGCAATCGCCAATTTCAGCTTTGATTTCAGACACCAGTTTTTCATCTTTACTATCTGAGCCATCTCTTATAATCTTCTTTACTTTATTTGCAACTTCACCTGCTTCACCGGTCAGTCCCAATGTTGGGTAGATAATGGCCTGTTCTCTCGGATATATTGCCGTTGTTTTTGCGACCTGTTGGTACATATCAAGGTCGCTAATTTTCTTGTATTTATGATTTTCGTTTGTTACAGTACCTAATTCTAATTCTAGTTGTCCTTCACTCATGGTAATTATCTCCCTACCTGTGGTAAATATTTTGTTTTGGTTTCTTCCCATGATAGATAGATTATATCATCATAGAAATGTGTTTCAGTAGATACTCTACCTTGTTTCTTCAAACTAGCTAGTCTTTTTCTAGCATATTTGTTCTTCCATAAATCTGTCAAAGCTTCAACCGAATTGTCAAATGCTCTTGTCAAACCTGTCGTATTTGTTTCTTCTCTTAAAAATTCTCTTGTATTTGTAAATAACTCACCAAAATATATGCCTCTGGCATGGTCAGATTTAATAAGTTTCTTATCTATACCTAGTTGATTGTATGTAAATGTATGACTTCTATTTCTATGGTCTCTTTTATGTGGTTGACCTGTGTCTTTTTTTGCAACATACCATTCAAAGTATTTGTAAGTATGGTTCTTTTTCAACCAATTTTGTATCATCATTCTAGTAGGTTTAGTAGGCTCATATGATACGGAACCAGCAGTCCAACCCATTTTCTTCCAATGTTTTAATCTGTCGTATTGTGATAATGGTATTTCTTTTGTTTTACCATATAAACTTGTAGTTGTAACACCAACCAATTTGTCTTTATATTGATGTTCCCATGTATCCTCGACAGTTCTACTCAAACATAGTAAAGCTAGCAGTTTCCCGCCAACCAGGTTGTATCCAAGCGGCTGTATTGGTACAATTGTACTACCAATGCAAGTATGATTAATCATTCTTTGCGTCTTGGCCTCTCTGTCCCAACCAATATATTCATCTCTAGGTGTAAGGTCTAAAAAGTCACTACTCATACAGATAACACCAAGATATTTTTGTGTTACTTTATCTCTTACTAAAAAGTTTAGATTTCTACCAATATTACTATTGTTTTTCATGGTAGATAAAAATGTTCTTAATGCGTTCCAGATTTCAGAACCTTTGGCGTTTGTATGTGATTGTATTTCAGCACCATCTGTCCAAATTAACTCTGGTTGTAAATTCATATATTCTTCGGGGTCATCTGGTAACCAAAAGTTATTTTTTACTTCTTGTATTACTGTGGCCTGTTCAGGTCTTACCATTGCTGGCTTGTCGTCAAAAAAACTATTTGTTTCTACTGTAGGGTATCTATCTTTTACTTCTAACCATTTTTGATATAAAGTATATTCTTTTACATCCATGGCAGATACATAAGACAAGTCTTTAATAAGAGCCTGTTTTAGTTCTTCCGTATCTATATCTGGTATTTTATCTAAAGGATTATTGTCTTGCCAACTTTGCCATTGGTCGTCAATAGTCATGCCTTTTTTCCACGCATATGTCATAATGTATATCCTACTAAAAAATTATTGATTTGTCAAGCCTTGTTTGATTTTTCTACCTTTTTCAACATTTTCTCTCGTTTCTCCATAGCCCTTTTAAGTTTAAACTTACTTACTCTTTCTGTAAAGTTTCTACCTAACATATGGTCATATTCGTGTTGAACGATTCGACTCATCATACCGTCTAATTGTGCCTCTTGTAAATCACCATTTTCATCTGAATATTTTAAGACACATTTTCTTGGTCTTTTAATATCTAAAAATATGAACGGATATGTTAAACAACCCTCTTTCATCATTACTTCTTCCTCGCCAGTAGAAATAATCATAGGATTAAAACAAGTCATTTTCAATCCGTTCTCTATTTGTGGATGACCACCGACAACAAACATATTAAAAGGTAAACCTACTTGATTAGCTGAAAGACCTATACCACCATATTGTGCCATTGATTTAAACATGGCCTCCGATAATTCTTTTCTGTCTTTTATGCCCTCATCTTTTAACATTTCGTCAACAAATGGGGCAATTGCGTTATTTACTCTGGGGTCTGTAGGTGGTATTAGTTGTAGTTCTTTCATGTTTGTTGTAACCTCGTAAAGTTTTTATACTTTTCATATTTAATTATGTTAGTAAACTTGTCAAATAGTATATCGCCTTTGTGAGATATAATAAAGATGTTTTCATTTTCAAATTGTTTGATAATTTTAAAGAAGTCGTCCATACCTTGGCCGTCTAAACTACTATCAAATATTTCATCTAACATTAATAAGTTTGTGTTTGTGCTGTTTTTCATCTTAGCGATTTGTCGCCAAGTAAAAAGTAAGGCTAAGTCAATTCTCATTTTCTCACCCTCACTAAAACTGTTATAATTAAAAGTATCTCTAAATCTACTTTTTATTGTTTCGTTAAATTCTTCATCTAAATTAAAGTTAACATAAAAATCCATAGATTGTAAATGTTGATTAATTAACTGATTCATAATAGGCAAATACTTTTTAATAATCTGTGCTTTTGCACCTTTATCATTTAGTATTTCTCTTAATATATCAACATACTTTTTCTGTTCAGATACTTTATTTAATTCTTCTTCAGCTTCTTTTAGCTGTGTTGACATAGTTACCAAGTCTTCTTTGATACTATCAATATCATTGTTTTGTGCCATTGATATATCTAAATGTATTTGGTCACTATTCTTTTTTATCTGTTCTAGGCTTGTGTGTATCTTTGCTATCTCCACGGTCATATCTTGTATCTTGTTTGATATCCGGCCAAACTGCGTCACTTTCTCCTCTTGTTTGGAAAGTTCTTCTACGAGCTCTGACAAGCCTTTTGACAGTTTCGAAATGGTTTGATGTTCGTGGTCGCATTTTTGTTCCTTAAAATCTTTGTCTATAGGTTGTGTACAAGTAGGACAATTATCGTTTTGTTGAAAAAACTCTAATGTCTTTTTGTGTGATGATAGATTAGTTTCTATTTTTGTTTCAAGTTTTTGTAATTGATTATACTTCATATCAACACTTAACTTGTCTTTTACCTTTTCTTTTTGAACGGCAATCGATTCATTTAATTCTTGTATCTTTTGTTCATAATTAGCTGAATCTGTGTTGTTTTTATCAAGTAATTTTTGTCTATGTGTCTGGAAGTCTGTTCCTTGGTCTTCCAAAGACTTTAAGTGTTTTGCTTCAGTTTCATACTTGGTCTTTATTAACTCACATTGGTGCCTCACCTCCGTTAGACTTTTTTGTAAATCACTTTGTTGGGAACGCAAAATCAAGTCCATGAGGCCAAAAACTCTTATGTCCAAGATTTCTTCAACAACTTCTCGTCTGTATCTTGGTTTCATCTTCATAAATGGCTCGTATGATGAAGAACCTAATATTACAACTTGAATAAACGACCTGTAATTAAGTTTCATTATGTTTTGTTCAAGGTACTTTTGATAATCAATACTACTTGCGTCTTGGTTTATAAGCTTATTGTTTTGATATATTTCAAATAAACTTGGTTTAATACCTCGTCTTATCATATACTGATTTGTACCTACTTCAAACTCTACTTCAACAAGCGTGTCACTATTATTAATAGTGTTGACCATTTGGTCTTTCTTAATTATTCTAAATGGTTTGTTAAACAAGGCATAACATAATGCGTCAAGTAGTGTTGACTTACCACTACCATTACTACCAACAATTAGTGTTGTTGATGATTTGTCTAATTCTACTTCAATTGGTATATTGCCTGTTGATAGAAAGTTTTTATATCTAATTTTTTTAAATTTAATCATTCACTTGCTTCACCATATAATTCTCTAGCAAACTCTTTTAGTTTGTGTTTATCTAAATCGCCTGTTTCGGCCTGGTCAATATAATTGCCTAAAAATGTTAATGTATCTTCACCTTGTTCTAATATATCACTTCTAACTGTAGAGGCCACATCAATAGGGTCTTCTATAATTTGTAATTCATGTACAGATATTGTATTATAAAATCTTTCAATAAGATTATTGTACATATCTTCATCTGTTTTATTAGTAACAAATATTTTAACATATGAATTATCAAACTCTGATAAATCAAAATTAGAATAGTTTGTTTCTTTATCATTATAATATAACTTTTTATACATTCTATAAGGGTTAATTACTCTTTCTAACTCTCTTGTATCTGTATCAAATATATGAAAACCTTTAGGACATTTATAATCTGACCATGTAATTTCGTATTGTGTGCCTAGATAATAGATACGACCATCATCTGATTTTTTGTGAAAGTGTCCAGATAATACTTTTTCAAATTTATTAAATTGAGATTTTTCTAATCCGTGGTCGTTGTACACGCCTTTGTGCATTTCGAAGCCTTTAACTTCGAGGTGACCCATTGCAATGGTTGTAGTAGAATTGTCAATAGCATATAAGCTATCATCATAGTTATCATCACAAATCCAAGGCAAAAAAAGTATATCAAGGTTATCAAAGTTAACAGTAGTTGCTCTAGTATAGATTTTAGCATCCTTGTTAATGTTGAGATTTTGTAGGGCATTTACTTCGTTTGTGTTTTTGTAATAAGTGTCATGGTTTCCTATAATGATATGTGTATCAATATTTAGGTCTTCTAACCTGTTCCAAAAAACTTGTTTAAAGTTATGAGCTGTATTATGGTTTATAAACTTTCGTCTGTCAACAACATCACCTAAATGTACCAATGTCTTAATATTGTGTTCTTTCAAATAAGGAAAGAAGACATCATTATAAAACTTATTTTGGTATTCTATAAAAGCAGGCGAGTCATTACGGCATCCGAAGTGTGTATCATTCAGTAACGCTATCTTCATTAATAAAATATTCCAAAGTTGATTTTGATTTCTTTTTAGTTTTCTTTTCTTTCTTAGCTGGCTCGTCTATGACGGTATTTTTTTGTAAGAATTCTGTAAACTGATTTTTAAACTCTCTATCTTCTCCAGGTTGCAATGTCAAATCATCATAATTAGCTTCCATTATTAGTTTTTGTTTAATGGTTGTTTGTTTTTTTTCTTTTTGTATTCTTCTAATAAAAGCATAGTAAATAATTTGTGTAAAATAAGCAAACGGATTATTAGATTTTTCTGGATTAAAGTTATCTAAATATTGTAAACAATTCTCTATACCATCACTAATCATATCATCTCTAAAAGTATAATTAATAAAATTAGGTCTGTATGACAGGTGATTCGCTATCTTTAAGAAACATCCACCTATGTAATCTGTAACAGGAGGTTTAATTTTTTTCTTCTTTTCTGCCTCTGCGACTGACTTTTTATACTCAATCATAGCAGCTAAAAACTCCTTGTTATTTACATAGTGTTCTTTTTGCGTTTTTGTTTTTTTATTCATATTGGACATAATACACTAATACCTCGCTTTTGTCAATGCTGAGTTGCACAATTTAATATTAAAAAATAATTTAATCCACGCTTGACTCTGGTGGAAAAATAGATATAATAGACGGTGTCTGCCGTCATAGAGAATACTCCTAAGCCAACTGTTAGATACTTGATTTTTATTTTTATTAATGGAAGGTCGGGTCTTCGTCCTCAAACTCATTAAATATCTCATTAACTTCTTTGTTTTGTTCATCACTTAGCCTTTGTTGTTCGTACTTCATATTTTGTACTCTCTCTGGCACTTTATCTAATACATTATAATCTTTAATAATATTCACATAAGACTTTTGCATTTCATTGGTGGCGTTTGTGATAGTCATTATCTTTTGTTTTGGAATAGTAATAACTTGGTCACTTGTATAAGCCGCCCATTTAACTAAAGCCACATAATCTCTAAACCCGCCTGGTGTTAATTGTGGAATATATTTAATTTGTAATGGTTTGGTAATTCTTAATAATGCGTGTTCTTCCGGTAATTGGTCACTCGGGAACGAGCAAACAATATCATCTCCGTTTTCTAGCTTAACTATTTTAATGTTTGTCATTTTGTTAAGTCCACATTATGGATTTCATAATCAAATTCTTCTTCATTGTAAATATTTATCCTTTCCCTAAAGTGTGATAATGTGTAATTCTCTTTCTCCTTAAAGGTTAAATCATCTGCAATATCATATAAAGTAGCTTTTGACTTATCATCTTTTAATCTTAAACCTCTACCAATACTTTGTAAATTTCTTATGCGAGATTTAGAAGGACTAGCAAAAATAATGTTATGCAAATTCCTGATGTTAATGCCTGTACTGAAAGTCCCATACGAAGCCACGATAACTGCGTTGTCTGACTTTTCGGTAACTTCTCTAATTTTTTCTCTGTCCTCTGCTTCAACTCCTCCGTAAACATAAAATACCTTTTTGTTTTCTGCTTTCTTTGTTATATCTGCGTATAATCCAGCACCATGTTTTTCAACATATTGAAACAAACATAATGTATTGCCTGTTAATTTAGCGGCCAGATTTACTATAAATTTATTTCTTTTTTCATGTGCAACCAAGAAATCCATTTCTTCTTGGTAATTAAGTCCATTTACATATTGTCTGCTACCATTATCATAACCTAATATCAATCCGTATATTTTCAAGTCAGCAAGTTGTTTTTTCTCTTGTAACTCAGCTGTTGATATTACTTTATTTACTGTACCAAACAAACCCTCTAATACTAATTTATGTGTCTTTGTACCATCTAATGTACCTGTTAGACCATATCGGTACTTACAAGTTTCAAGTTTTGACATAATCTTTGTTAATGAAACTGCCTTAAATAAGTGTGCCTCATCACCTACTATTGTACCAAATTGTTTAAACCATGCCTTTGGTAGATTATAGATTGATTGCCATGTAGATATTACAACCCTTTTATCTGTGTCTTTATCATGGCCTTGATATATTTTATGTACATTTGTTTCACTATTCCAACCATAATCTTTAAAATCTTTTGTTAACTGTTCTACTAATGATGTTGTAGGTACAATAATTAATACTTTATTTTGTTTTTTATTTTTTAATCTAATTAAATTAAATCTAGTTATTAAATAAACTATAAGTGATTTACCACTAGCTGTGGGTGATAACAATAAACATCTACTTTTTTTAATTGCATGAATAAATGCCTCTCTTTGATAATCTCTAACTGCAAAAGGTATTTTTAATGCTTTTATGAAACCATCAACGGCCTGTTCATCAACAGTAACATCTTTTATTTTACTACCATCCACGACCTCAATATTATTATCTTTACACCACTTAATAATATAAGGATATAATCCTGCATATATTTGGCCTGTTTGATAAGAATATAATCTTATTTTTCCATCCCATACTCTGTTTCTATATTGAGGCATAAACTTAAAGCCTGGTACTTCAAATGTAAAGTATTCTGATAAATCTCTACGAATACCAGCCTCTGCTTCAATAGACAGATAGACTTCGTTTTTCTTTTCTAAAACTATATACTTTACTACAGCCATTAAACAGCGCCACTTGTAAACCTACGCCAATCAATAGCGTTTTTAATTGTAAATGTTCTATTTGATATTTGTCTGATTGTTCTATCGAGGTAATCAACAACAGTTGTTAAGTATTCAATCTTTTGTTTACCTTTGATAAGGTCTTCATCTGATTCAATATACTTATCAACATCTGTTCTTAATATTTTTAAGTCAAATGGTTTTTCTGCATATACTGAAGCGTCTGATTTGCCAGTATAATATTCCCATTTTTCTTTTTTAAGCTGTCTATAATCTGTTTCCGCTTTTGTCAACATCAATTTAAACTTTGTATAATGTTTCATATACTTGTTATGTAATTGAGGAGTTTTAAGGGATTCTAAATCTAGTTCAGTTTCATTTATGGCCAAATCTTTGTCGGCCATTTCTTGTAGTTTTTCTAAATCCATAATTTATCCATTATTAATATTTCATACCATTATATCACAAAAACCTAAAAAAGTAAAGGTTTATTATGAAGTTGTAACAGTAGTTGCCGAAGCACCTACACTTGCAAAATCGTATCTATTATAATTAAAAGTTACACTTGCCGTTAAATATTGTACATCAGCTGCTTGTTGGTCATATTGTAATTCACCAATAGAAACTGGATACAAATCTCTAAATCTTATTTCTTTAATAGGGTTGTTTTTACTTGTTAATACTATCAAAGTTGCGTCTGAAAATAAGGCACCTTGACTTGGTGCACCATATTTTACTTTACCTGGTTCAGTTGAAACTGCATTATCACCACCAGGAAATCTATCACTTCCAGCGGCAGCGGCGGCTTTGTATTCTCCATAACTTTCTGGAAAACCAATACCTCTTAACCAACCATGTATTTCTTCAAAGTTCTCTAAATTTTCATCAACCAAAAATGTCATTGTTAAACTACCATATGAAAGTGTAGTACCAGGCATAGGTACATCTACAAAGGGTGTAGGCTGTTTTACTTCACTAATTGATAAAGATGGTACATTTACTTGTGTACAAAAATATTCTACTTTTGGTAGTTTTGTAATTTGAAATTTAAACTGCGTTGGTGACGCATAATCTAAACTTGTTGGTTGTCGTGCAAAACTATTTGTTGTTGTCATTGTCGACCTCTTTCCACTCTTGTTCCGTGGCTAATTTTTCTAGTTGTTTTTCTTTTTCAGTTAATACTTCTCTTTGCATTTGAATATCGTTTATTCTTTTTTCAAGGTATTCTAAAGCATTTTTCTTGTCAGGATATGTGAAATAAGCAAGTAAAAATAATGCACCAGCAATACCAAATATCCATGAATATTGTATAAACATTTTACCCAATCTCTTATTTCTTCTCTTTTTTTTCATATAAACTATTTATCCAACCTGGAAAAAGGCCAAAAAAAAGGGCGGATAAACCGCCCTTTTTCGTATTTCTGTATAAACAGATATTACATTAAGTTCGCAACTTGCGTTCTTTGGTAGTATCTGTTAGCGTTAGCAGAACCAGCACCGTTAATAACAGCAGCATCACCAGTTCCAGCTTCAGCAAATGGGTTTGCTTGTAAGCCGTATCTAGTTTTGAAACCGATTTTCGGTTGGAAAGTGTCCTGACCAACTGCTCTTACCATTTGTAGTGGTACATATGGGCAATAGAACATACCAGCGTCATAAGGTGAAGTACCTTTGTAGCCAACTACATAGTAGTGAGCACTTGCTGAGTTTGCACTATATGGATCAATGTACACTTTAAATCTACCGTTAAGAACACCTGCAAAAGTATTACCTGTGTCATCAACATTTAGATTGTTGTTAAGAGCTGGAGTATAGTCTAATACACCTGCCATTTGTAAAGCACTAGCAACATCAGCTGAAGTAATGATAATGTTACCTTTACCTCTTCTTGTTCTTTGTGCGATTCTGTTGGCATCTCTTTCAAGGTTAAACATAAGACCTTTGAATCTTTCAACAGACCATCTGCCGTTAGAGTCAGTATCAAGGTCAAATACACCTGCTGTAGTCACATGACCTGCTGGTGAACCTTTTTCTGCGTTTGTGTAAATTGTTCTTACAACTTCTCTGTTGATTTCAGCTAAGATTTCAGCAGATAAGATATTTGCAAGTTCAGTTTCAGCGTCTAAACCATGGATTGCTTTTAAGTCTTGTGCAAGTTCCATAGTGTATTCTGCTTTAAGAGCTCTTGACTTAGCAGTCACAGTTGATTTCTCAATTGAGAATGCCATTTCAGCAAATGAATTACCACTTGCGTCACCTAATGCTTCAGCAGCTGCTGTAGTCATTGCTGTACCAGTTGTGTATGTTCCAGCAGGTGAGTCGTTAAGAACCTCAGGATTTGTTCCTGATTGTGCTGTAGATGAGAAACCATCAACAGATGAACCGGCTTTGTTTCTGCCAGAAAAATCTGTATCAGCTTCGTCAAATAAAGCTTCTGTTCCATTCTGTGCGTCATATCTGCTTCTCATAGCAAATATTAAACCAGTTGGACCAGTCATTGGTTGTACGCCAGCAATATCGTAAGCGATAAGGTTTGGCATAGCTCTTCTTACTAATGAAATCAAAATTGGATCCCAATTAGAAATAGAAGAACCAGTTGAGTTAGTTGGAGCAGCTTCGTTTAAGAAAGCAGCGTCCTCTTTCATTGCACGCTCTTGGTTTTCCAAGATTGTAGCAGTAACAGCTCGTCTGTAAGAATCACCGATTTTTGGTAAATCTGCGTGTTCTAGGACTGGCTGCCATTTTTTTTCGTGGGTTTCAGATAAGTACATATCTTCTTCTCTCCTCTATTAGATTTATTTCGACAACTTAATGTCTTTTGTTTTAGTAATAGCGGCGGTATAAGCAGCCATGCTTTTTGATAAATCTACATTTTCAGTTGATTCACCAACCGCTACATCATCAATGTCAGATGAAGCTTCTTTCTTAGCACCGAAATAAGACTCTTTAATTGTCTTAACCTTTGCTACAAAATCTTCTTCATTTGTATATTCAACCTCTTCGGCAAGTTTGTTGAATTTCTCCTTAGCAGTATCAGCTAAATCTTCGCTCATATCTTTTACAATAAGAGCTCTGTTTTTTTCTGATTTTACTTTGTTAAGTTCAACATTCTTTTCGATTTCTTCGTTAAGTTTCTTTTCTAACGATTCAATCTTTGAAGCTTGGTCTTCTAGTACATCATATTTTTCGTCTGGGACTGAAATATAATGCTCTTCAAAAAGTTTTTTCATACCAGAAATGAAATCTTCAGCAATTTCGCCTTTAATTCCACGCTCAAGAGCTAATTCGTTTTCTTTCATCCACTCTTCCACTACATATGCAAGGTAAGAGTCAACTTTTTCAACTAATTCGCTTTTTGCTTTTTCTGATTCTTCTTTAAGTTTTTCTTCGTATCCAGCGTGCATTTTCTTTTTAGCTTCTTTAACTTTTGTGTTAACAGCAGCTTCAAAGATAGTTGCAGCCTTCGACTTAAATTCTTCGGACAAATCTTCGTCTTTAACTAAAGCGTCAACATCAGCAGACACATCAATTTTTTCGTCTTCTTCGACTACTTCAACTTTTTCTTCCGCTTTTGTTTCTTCTTCGCTAGTTTCGATAATTTCCTCAGAACCTTCCTCGACAGTTTCGTCTTGCTCTTCTTTTAGTTTTGGCATTGCGTCAGCAGCACCAGCACTTTTTTGTTGAGCATCGCCTGAAACTGGCTTAACTTTTTTTGTTGCGTCAGGATTAGAATCTGTAGGTTTTGTTACCGCTGTTCCTAAATCCTCTGCCTCATTGCTAAGGTGAGTAGGTTCAGCCGCTACAGCATTCTTTTTCGGAGCGTCAGCTTGTGGGTTAGCACTCGCTTCAGTCACTTCTTTTTCCAACGCCTCAATCTTTGTTTCTGTTTCGGCCATTTGAGAAATCTCCTCTATTTTTTAATTAATTAAAAAACCTTCGTTTTTTGTACAATTATATTTATAAAACTAAAGTTTTTTAAGAAACGATTCAAAGACATTTAACTTAACTTCGTCTAATTTTCTTTGTTTCGCTTCTCTTATTTGTTGCTTCCAGAGTTCTAAATCTCTTTCCACAAGTTTACCATTATCCCATACCCACTCTTTGCTCTCCATAATACCTTCTACGAAAGCGTCTGGAGCGCTTGGGTCTGCAACAATGTCAGCCGCCGTTGCAAGGTAAAAGTCGTCTTTTACATAGTTTGCACCGTTACGCTGAATTATTGACCCCATACCACGACTTGAAACGCCCAATTGAGCGCCCTCATCTATAAGACCTTTTACAATCTTACCGTATGGTGTGTCCATAATTTTTGCCTCACCAATAAAATTAGCACCATCTGGAGTTAGAGATGTAATCATGTGTGATACTCTCTCTAAATTTACAGTTGGACCGTCTGGATGTCCTAACTCGCCAAAGGCTCTTTTCTTGTTGATGAATTCTCTATTGTATCTTGCCACTTCCTGTTCCAAAATTTGTTTTGGATACACTCTTCCATTTCTGTTCTTCAAATCTGATTGAAGAAAGATACCTTTAATTTTATATGATTTTTTTCCGCCAGTTTCTTCTACAAGATACTCTGCGTTTTGAATTTCTTCCGATATTAGTTTCATATGTTCTCTCTTTGTACTAACTATTTATAAGGTTTTTTACCTAAACTCTACAATAATCGTGTAATTATCACCGTTTGCAAAGTTTTTCGTTGATAATAGTACATCTCCTGTTGGTACTGTTGCGTTGTTTGGTATCTCATTACCAGCTGGTCTTAAATCCCAATAACCATTTCCTGACAATGATAATGCTGTTGCATTTGTTGTTCCGTCCCAAATCAATTCTACTGCTGACTTATTATTAGCAGTATTAATAGAATACCATATCTTACTAATTTTTCGATTGCCGTCTTCACTCATAAAAGTTAGCTCTGAAGCGTCAACCTTTTTAACTAATGTTTCGCCAGTACCATCTGAGTTGTTTGTCAACTTGACTACAAACTTAACTCCAGTTGTATCTGCGATTGTTTGTGTTGTTACTATATCTGCCATTACTTGTATCCCGCTTCTTTATGACATTCAATTACTAAATTATACTTTGTAACTGTGTCATCACTATTTAAAAATATATCGCCTATTGCGTCTTTAACTTTTATCTCATCTGGTTTAAGGCCATAATTACCTCTACCAGATATAATTACTTTTTTAGATGTGTCATTCTTAAAAAAGACTGTCACATTACCTGTACCTAAAATTTCATACTGCATATTTGCAATTGAAACTTTTGGTTCACTTGTTGCGTCTTTACTATTTACAACATCAACAAGCTTTTGTTGAAACTCACCACCAACACCATTAGAGTTTACAATAATTTTAAAGTTATCATCTATTAACTGTGTTGTTGATATAGTCACTTATTAACCTCTTGGCGAACCAACAGCACTTGCTTTTGATGTAGGGCAAGTAATTTTGTCGGTAGTGCCTTTTTCTATAATTACTGTGTCGCCATCTTCCAAATAAAATTTACCTAATTCAGTAGTACCATCTGATTCAAAAACTGTTCCTGTTGTATCAGCAGTAGCAGTTACTCTAACAAAATGAGCATTACCAAAATTATTTACACTTGGATTAGTAACGACATCTCCTTTAACTATAAAAGTCTGTGCCATTTTTATTCTCCTAATTGTTCTTCTAATTCCTTATCAAAATAATCATAAAGAATTTTTGTGTTAATATTATAATGTTCGGCCACCTTATCTACAGCGCCTTCAAAAGTTTTAATTATATCGTCTGTATTATCTTTAATACTTTCAAAGATTTCTTTTACTGCGTCTTTCATTTTTGGACTTAAAGACCTAAAAGAATCCGAGTCGATATATAAATCTCTTTCAACAATATTACTGAGCTTCAGTTTCGCCATTACCTGCAATCTCTATCTCAGCTTTACCGTCATTTGCCATATCAGCACTTGTCTGTACTTGGCCATCTTGTGTAAATGTACCTGGTTCAGCAATTTCTGGTTTAGGGTCACTAATTGGTTGTGCCTCAACTTTTCCATTAAACAAATTAGCCGCTAACTCTTGTCTTTTAGCGTCCAAGGCGTCACCCATTTTATCTCTTAATGCACTTTTAAATGCTTCGCCGGCGTCTGCATTGTTGCCAGCTTCCAAGTTGTCAATAAATGCTTTTGTATTTTCTGACATAATTTATCTCCTATAAAGTTGTATCTGTAACATCAGCGGTCGGAGCAGATATAATACCATCATCAATTTCTTTTTTGATTTGATTATCAATATCTTCAATCTCTCTTTCGTTTTGTTTCAGAATGTTTTTTCTCACATATTCTACTGAATAAAACTTACCAATATAATCACGCATTTCATTTGCTAAAGCTAATCGCTCTCTCATCATTTCAGTATGTTTTAATTCTGCAAAGTGACCGTCTTGTAAGAAGTCATATGTAATACTTTCTCTTACAGATTGCCAATCTTCTTCATTAATAATACCTTTAAGAATTAATTGTGTTCTTAAAATATCATTAAATAATTCTGTGAATTTCTTTCTTAATCTTTGTACAAATTTTGTAAATTTAAGTTCATCTCTAGTAATTTCTGAGGCTCTACCCATATTAAAACCAGAATTACTTTCTAATCTACTAACTGGTACATTTAAAGAACGATAAAGTTTACTTCTAAAGTATTCAATATCGTTAATTTCTCCTAGATTTTGACCGCCAGGCAAAGTAGTAATATCAGTACCTCTTCCACCTTCTCTACTCGGTAACCAAAAATCTTCCAACATTGACATATAGTTTCTGTCATCTCTGATTTCTCCTGTTGAGGCGTCATAAACAAGTTTATTTCTATATCTTGCCATAACATCTCGTAAGTATTGTTCAGCTTTTACTTTAGGTAAATTACCTACATCAATCTTAAATATTCTTCTTTCAGGTGCCCTTGCAATTCTGTAAATAACAGTTGCGTCTTCAATCATTCTTAATTGATTGACAGGTTTAA